GGTGATCCAGTACAAGGTGGAGTGGCCGCCGGTCGAATCACTTTGGATCGGCCATCTTCACGGCCAAGTGTTTCTGGAACTTACAACGCTAGAAATCAAATCAGAAGACCTTGGTGGAATTAGAATCATGACATGGTCCACTTCTTTTGTTTCTGAACTGTACAAACCGGCGATCAACCCGGTGTTCAAGTTGGAATTTGTAGACGTTGGAAACGGTGTTGGCCGTGATTTTGTTGTCTTTTCACATGGCCAAGGAAACTTGAAGATCGGATCCGGTGGTGTTCAAGTCAATGGTGTTTCTGTTATTCCTTCAAGATGGTCAGTTTCTTTTGGTGGTTTCACGGTTTCTTTGGTTGGAGAAACCAAACAACTATTTGAAGCGGTGGCCCGTGGATCCTATGCTGTTTTATTTTGTCAGATTGGTTCCAGTAGTTTTGAAAGAATAGCCGCCGGGCAACTTTATGCAATCAGAAGAAACGGAACTGAAAAGCGGATCACTTGCCAGTTTGTTGATCTGTTGACGGCCTTTCAAAATAGAACTTCAAGCGCTGTTGGAGCGGTTCCAACACCTTCAAGTGCCAACCCTCCACAACAGGATCTGTTTTATGAGTTAGGATCGTTCAGAAGCGTTCTTGGCACTTGGAATGTTGGAGATACTAGCATAACACTAACCAATACAAACGGAATCAGACAAGAAACCGGTCAAAATGGTTTGGTGAAATGTTACAGAACTTCTTCTTCAAACCCTTTCTTTCTTGAATTTGCTTCTTCAACGTCTTCAACGATAGCCACAACGCCAAACAGTGGCCAAGAAGCCTTTCCAAGTGAAAACACGGCGATCCAGTTGACACAAGGCGTTGGATCTTTTGTGGTTCTTTGTGCTCAAATAGACGATCATCCGGCGGATATTGTTGGAAAGATCATTGAATCAACTGGAACTGGTTCAAATGGTTCATTGGATACTTTGCCGGTTGAATGGTCTGTTGGTGGTGTGTTTGGTGTTGGCCTTTGGGATCAAGTGGATTCTGAACAACAAAAGCAGTTGATCACCGGGATAACAACAACCAATTACAAATGGAGATTGGTAGTTGAAGGACCTTTGGAAAATGGGATCCGGGATATACTCAACACGGCTTCAAATGTTGGCCAGTGGATGGTTTGGCGCCAAGGAAAGTTGTCTTGGAGAGGTTGCCAAGATCCAAACAATGTTTCTTTTGTGGCCGGTCAAATCAGAGAACAAGATATTTTTCAAGTTGTTGGCCAAGATCTATTTGATCCACAACAACAACAAGTGTATCCAATTTCAAGTTTGACGTATTCCAACACGGTGCCTTTGAACAGTCTTGAAAAAAATAGTGTTGGTGTCACCAGTGGCCGTTTGGCTTCTTTTCCGGCTTCCAGAGAAATCAACAGAAGCGCGCGCGCGTTGTATTCACCAGATACAAATGAAAGCGACTTGGCCAACGCTGATCTTCAAAGAATGGCCAAATGGGATCATTGGACCTTTGAACGTGTCACTATACGTTGTAAACTGATCACAAGTCAGTTTGTGGCCGGTGATGTTGTTGAAGTTTCCAGTGACAAAATTCACGGTTTACAAGGTGCATATCAAAACCAACGCTGTTTGGTGTTGGCTTCTTCATTTGATTTTTCAACCAATTCAAGTACAATTACACTTGGAGCGATCACCGGGGAAAGATAATATGAGAATGAACGAAACAGAAGAAAGACCAGAGATCCTTGATCGCGTTGAACAACACGGTTTTGTAACCTTTGCAGGTGAATACGATCTGAACTTGATCGGTTTACGGAATCCAAACCAAACGGCCAACAAGTTTGATGATTTATTTTTTGTGGTGTTCAAAGAAGATGGCCTTTGGAAAGAATTTATCTTTGAGTGTACAACCGACCCCGGCACCTATTGGCTTCAAAACCCTTCACGCGTTCTTGGTACAGCGATCATGGTACACCCACAACAAGCGCGCGGTGCCTATAAACTTGATCTTCACGCCGGCAAATACTTGGCCCTTTGTCAAAGAAAGCCGATCAAGGTTTGGAGAGATGGAAACAAAGACCAGATTCTTGATCGTGAAGGTGAAGAACACAGTGGTTATTTTGGTGTCAATATACACCGGGCCAGTCAATCAAGAATAGTTGACGATGTTGAAAGATACAGTGCCGGTTGTACAGTGATCCAAAGTTTCTTGAACTTTGATATGTTGATCCATCTTTGCAAGAAGCAGGTTCAGATTCTTGGCGTTGATACTTTCACCTATACTTTGATTGAAGGTGAAGAAGGGGACTTTTGAAATGCCAGAACAAGACCTTTTTCACATATTGATGAACGGCGGTGCCAATGCCGCTTTTGCCGCTTTCCTTTGGTGGCAAAATAGAGATCAACAACGCCGCGCTGATGAAAGGGAAAGCAAACAAGACGCCAAAGAAAAGGAACTCCGCGATCGATACGACAAAGTGATCGGTGATCTTCAAGCGCGTGAAGACAAAATGAGAATTGAGATCGTGAAGGAGATCAACGATCTTGATAAAAGAATGACCATTTTGGAACAGAAACTTGAACACGTTTCAAAAATTGTTGAAGAAATCAAGGCGCGATTTTTAAGAGTAGGTTAATGGTTCTTTGTTGGCCATGAAAGTTTTTTTGGTTAATGGTTTTGTTTTACACCTCAAACGCCTTGGAGCCGGCCAGCACCCAAGGCGTTTTTTGTTTATAAGGTTCAAACTTTACTGTTGAAAGTGTTCTTCAAATGCTTCAACCAAATCTTGTTTCAAGTCTTTTGGAAGTACTTCAATCAAACTTTGGATGAGTTTTCTAGTTTCAGAACGGCCAGTTTCTTTGATCAGTTGTCTGATAATTAGGTTCCATTTGATTTTGATCGTGTTCATTTCTTCACCACCGCTTGTTTTCCATAGGTGAAAAGAATTTCCAATGATTCTTCAAAGGTTAAGGTTCCAAGGTATTCAGCATAGCCGGCCACCTTTACTTGGCCAAAGTGGAAGCGACCATTGGCGCGGCAACGATGAATCAAACCGTTCTTTTCTTGGTGGTTATAGAACCGGATCTGTTTGGCGCCGTATTCGATGGAATCCAACGATCTAACAATATGTTGAATGGTTTGATCTATTTGAGTAATCGCGCCGTGTTGTGTTGAAAATGTTTTGGTGACCAGTGGACCTTGAACGCTCCAAAAGTCAAGGCCGCCAATCTTTTGTTTTTGGACCAAGTGTTTTTTGTATCTCATGTTTACACCTATACAATTTGAAAATGAGTTGACCGGGTGCCAACCCTTCTTGGAGTATATCAAAATAGAATAAAGAAGTTGTTGTTTATTCCTATCAAAAGAAAGAAATTTTGATTGGTTGATACTGATCAAAAATTGGTGTAAAGTCTATTGAACTCAAACCCTCTTTTGGAGAAAATACCAATGGCAATTCAAATTACAAGCGAACAAATAAAGGCTTCAAATATCATCACGTCACTTTTGGCAAATGACGCGGTAACGGCCGCCAAACTTGACCAAACCGGCACCTTTGACTTTTCAAGTGGTTCTGTTTCAGTTGCAACACCAACAGCAGATGCCCACGCCGTTACAAAGGCCTATGCCGATGGACTGATCGCCGGTCTCAAATGGAAAGACGCCGGCCGCGTTGCAACAACAGGTGCCTTGGCCGCAACTTACAACAACGGATCAAGTGGTGTTGGTGCAACTCTCACAGCAACTTCAAACGGCGCGATCACTGTTGACGGCGTTTCTTTGAGTGCAAACGATCGTGTTTTGGTAAAAGATCAAGGAACCGGGAAAGAACCAGAAAACGGTTTGTACAAGGTTACAACAGTTGGTGACGCTTCCAACGCCTTTGTTTTAACTCGAACCACAGACGCTGATACACCTGAAAAATTGCGTTCAATGGCCATCTTCATTGAAGAAGGTACAAGCAATGCCGACGCCGGTTTCAATATGAATGCCGACGGTGTGAGTGCCATTGGAACTGATGATATCACTTATGCACAATTTAGCGGTGCCGGTTCAGT